TTTTTTGTATAAATCGTTAACTCGTTCCGAATTTACCCCCCTGTTGTAGTAAAATCGCATTACTCTTTTAATCCTGGTTAAAGGTGTGATATTAGCCATGCTATTGCGGTTATAATTAATAATAATGCAGCCGCCTCAATTGCAGCTCGCGTCACAAAGATCAACTCTTTTTTGTTTTGTGGTTTCATATTGGTCGATTAAATTTATTATTTGTTGCATTAGTTCCTCGTCGTTTATTGGATTTACTCTTTTAAGCATCATAAAATAAGGCGAGTACTGATTAATTAACTGAAGTCTTAACTCCTCCAGGTCGGGCCTTCTAAATCTTACATCGGAGGCGTACAATTTAACGTTATACAATACCGTTGCGTGATCATAGGGCCTATATTCTCGAATAATGTCCCGAATGTCAACTACCTTGTACTTTAAATCTATTCGTAAAATGTAGCAAAATAACGCTCGTACATCAACGACTGGCAGCGTGCGCCCATTCTCGAACACGTCGATATTTGTGGCGTGTTCGATGTTGGCTGCTATCTCTTTGGCCCTACGAAAGCTCATATAAATCGCTATAACGGTATGAATTTGTAAAGCCACCCCAGTCAACAACTACTGGAAGCTCAAACGTTCTGCGTTTGTCCTTTGACTCGTTGCCTATTTCGACAACCGTTCCGTACTTGTCGCGTGGGTTGTGTCGGTCTTCCAGTGCTGCGAAAATACTTGTCTCTCTTAATCTTACTTTTTGTCCTACTTCCATAATCTTATTTGTTTTTAAATTGTTCTATAATATCTAAGCATTGAGCATACGCTCTTTTTGAAAATCCAGTTATATGCTCGTTGTCGTGCAATTCTTTGATTTGATTATAAATTTGTTCTTGTTGCCATTTAGCACCATTTATAAAATCTTCAATAGCAAATTCATTTTGACTTACAAACTGTGAATTATATTTTTCAGCAGCTTCTTCAAGTGTTTCTTGTATCATAATTAAAATTTTAATGTTATACTTGATTTGCGAGGCGTTACCGATACTTGAGGCACCTCGTTACCATACGCGTCGAAAATTGTTTGAGTTTGTTTAAGAGCCAATTTAAGCAGCTCCTCGCGCTCTTTAAGGTCTGCCTTAAGATTTTGATATATTGGATCGTCTCCAAAGTTTATCGTCTCCCCTCCGTTTACTGGTGTGAACTCAACGCCGTAGCAGGTCATTTTTTCCTCGGGCAGGTGCTTACGCATTTCCGCGTCGGCTGAATTAACGACTTCTTTAAGTCGGCAAATGTTCGCCATGAACATATGTTTGTCCACGTTGCCCTCGTTGATAACGTTGTCGACCATGCGTTTGCCTGTAAGGATTGCGTCTTTTTTTGTAAACGATGGCTCGTACATCGTGATTAGTTGCTCGGAATTTTCAAGGAATAGTTTTGCGTTTGCTCCCATTTTAATTTAATTTTAAGTATGCGTTAGTCATTTTTTTGTGATCGGAATAGTAAACCGATTTAACGGTTTTTTTCATCCATTTGTCGAATTTTTTAGCCTCTTTGAGGTTTATTTTTTTCTCATCCATTTTAAAATAATTTTATCGATTGATTGTTTTACCTCGTTTTCCGAGTCGGTTGGTATTAATTTATGAAGTATTTTTGTTTGTGTGCCTTCTACAAATTTAGTTTTACGGCCTGCGCCTCGTTCGTTTCTCATCGTTTGTGTCTAAATGGTAATTCCTCAACGCGCCAAACGCGCTTGCAAACTATTGAGGATTGATTAAAAATAAGTATTGCCTCGGCTATGCTGCTGGCTTCAATGTCGATGTCGTAATCGTAGCACTCATCGTATTGCTCGGTGTAGTAATATAGCCTATAAGTTCTCATACATTCGGGCCAATCTAAGGCCGATATTAAAGTTAGCAATCATTCGTTGTTTGTTCCAGTCTTGCACATCCCAACCAAATAAACGCTCGTTGCGTTCGATTCGGTTTTTGTGGTCGTTGTAGCGTCGGTCGCTTTCTTTGTACGCCTCAAGTATTTTGATGGCGCGTTCGTGTTTTTTGATTTCGAGTTCTAAATTTTCCATTATGATCTAAAGATTAGTTGACCGATAAAATAAGCGGCCATGATTAAACAAAAAATGTACTGCGGTTTGCGATGTTGTAAAAAGTATTTCATAGTTGTTACGTTTTGATGGAGCAAATCTATAACAATAAATTAATTAAACAACAAAAAATTAAAAAAAGTTTATTTTTAATGCTTATTTATACAAATTCTAAATAAATCGGGAGATAAAAAAGCGGCGGTAAATGTAGAGAATTACCGCAATAATAAGGATCAACCACAACCAACCGAACGACTCTTTGCGCTCAACGTGTTTCTCGCTTGCTTTGGTGGATTGTGTTGCAGTCTTTTGAGTTTTGCGTGTATTGTGTACGCTTTGAGATTTTAATGCCTTAAATCGGCTTATTTGCGTTCGTTTCTTAATACGGCCGTTCTTAATTGTAGTCTTTTTGCCTTGACTGTCTACAATAACAATAGGTTTGAGCGTGTCCACTGGTGTAATCTCAAACTCATCGGTGTGTATATCCCCTTCGGATACCTCTTTTGTATATACTTTTGTGGAATCAACAACAGTAATCTCGCTTTTTGTCTCGGTCTCGGTTGTGCTTTTGTTCACTTTACGCGCCCCGCAGCTCACGAGTAATAGCAATATAAATAAATATCTCATTTTATCGAATTTTATTCTCTACAATTCGCAAGTTATTGACCTCGTAATCGCCGTTTTTCTCAACGCGAATGTGCGCAAAGCCATTATTCCAATTATTGTAGGGCATATATTCGGGAGATAAACCACAAAGCGCACCGACTGACCAAGTTGTTGTAACGTCTCCGCTGAGGTTAACCTCCGTGTGTTCGCTCGTTCGGTGGTGGTGACCAATAATACAAGACTCTTTGGCTTTCATATAAAGGCCACGCGCTGGGTTAACAGGTGGCGCAAAGCCGCTGAAAAATTCGTGTCCGTGTAATAGTGGCAATTTGCCCGCCTTTGCGATTTGTTTTGACTTGACCTCTTGCACTCCAAACTCGCCAAAGCGTAAAATCGTTGCAAGTTCAAAGTCTGGAATACCCAACAACTCGGGAGCCTGCATTTTAAGGAAGTTTTGCCAACGATCCTCGTGGTTACCAATCTTAAAATAAATCGGGCATTGGAAGTGATCCTGCAAATTCTTTAAAAAGTTGCGCGTCATCTCCAACTCATCGGCCATATTTCGCAAACGGCGATCCTTAATAAAACGCGATAGCATATACATATCGATAGTATCTCCATTTAAGTACACGCAGTCGACGTTTTCAGCCTTGCCGTAGTCGATAGCAAGTCGGAGCGCGTCGTTGTTTTGGTAGGGGAAGTGAATGTCCGTTAAAAACAAAATGTTTTTGTTCGGAACGATGACCGTGCCTTGTTTCTCGTAGTCGCTTTCGGGCAATTCAAATGCGGTTGTTTTCATAAAGTCTTTTTTTTCTTTTTCAGTCCGTTCTCCGATTGCGTTTTTTTGCGGCCTATTAGTATGTTCGTTGCGATGTGTTCGCACTATACCGCGCGCATTGTCAACGCTTGTAAAATCAATCGGGAAGTCTTGGTGCAATAGTCTTGAGATTGCCATCGTTGATGACTTTGGAAACTTTGCGATATACTCGCGGGCGATTTCGCCCTTGTATGTGATTTTACTCTCCAAAATATATGTCGGCTTCGGCTTTGCGTCGAATTGTGAGACCTTTTAAAACGTTTCCACCTGCTTTGTTCCATTTTAGGAACTCGGCCCGAATGGACGGATCAAAGTGATTGAAGTTGACCTTGCGTAAAAGCGTGGATTTCTCGAAGTTGGCAGGGCCGATGTTGTACGATAGTGAAACTAAAGCGTTAAATTGTCCTTGATCAAGCGGAGCCGTAACTAATTTACTCACTCTTGCTGCGAATTTGTCCGCAATTACTTTAAACATCTCAAAGGCTTCGAGTTCGGTGATTGGCTTATCCAATAGCGTGACTTTTTTGCCGTTTGTGTAGTAGCAATTGCCGTAGCCTATGGTCGGTACTTTCGCGCTGCAAAGGTACGGCTTAGAGCTAAACCCCTCAAATTTACAAATCAATCGATAACCCGCGTTATTTAATTTCATTTTGCAAATGCTTTAAATAATAATGTAACGAGCGCAGCGGTAAACGCTACGGCGATGACTTTGGCTTGTTTGATGTAAACCTTAAGCTCGGCATCGTTCTCCTCCAAATCAATTACTCTTGTATCGATGTCCGATATTTTCCAAACAAGGCCACGAAATCCGTTGAGGTCGTTCCCGAGTAGGGCTTGCTTAATCTCTTTGATGTCATTTGAGCGAATCTCGCTATCGAGTTTTAATTGCTTAAGGTGTTGCTCAATGCGATCCAGTCGCTCGCTTTCAATGTTGCTCATTGGTTAAATTTGTTTGGCTGCGAAAGGTATAACTTAATACCTCCCAATACTATAACTAAAATTTTAAGGATTGTTCCAAAATAATCGGGCAATCCTAACTGACTAATTAAATCAACAAGCAAGTGAGTCGTTTGGTCTAAGATTCCCAAAACGATTAAAACAATCGGCAGTAAATGCTCCTTAATTTGCTTCATCGTCTTGCAATTTAGCCGCTAATTTGTCAAGTATTTGCGACAAAGCAACCACGTCAGCCATTTGATATACGCCCGCTTTTACTGCAATTTCAATCGCTTGTTTAATTACATTTAATTCTTCCATTTTTTAGTATTTTAAAATTACAATTCCTTTGTCTTTTGCCACGCAAGTTTCTACCCAAGTGTTATCTTCGCCCCACGCTGCAAATTCCTCATCGGTTAGCGTGTAGTTCCAATTAGCACACATTAACCCTTCGTCGGTTAATAGTTCGTTGTAAGTTGTGCAAGTAGTTGCAGTCGTTTCAAAGTTAAGTATTAAAACTTTTAAAATTGTTGCTTCGCCTGTAAAGGGGAAATCAATCGGTTGTATTTGTGCCATTATTATTTATTTATAGTGATATCCACATTGTTCCGTTATATACGGATATTAAATTTAATGTTGTGTCATATACCATTAACCCCGCAGCGGGTGTAGCTATTGCGTTCTTTTGCGTGGTTGTCATTCTCGGTGGTAGGAATCCTTGCGTTGTGCTATCAACTTGTAATTGTGCAGAAGCGTTTGGTGTAGATACATTTGCTAAAATTCCGCTGCTGCCTTTTATAAACCATCTTTGCGTTAAGGTTTGTAACGTTGTACCTGT